GTCACCGCAGGAAAACGNTAAAGGTTAACGTCATGAAATTGAACGATTTTGCACAAAAGATTTTATCAGTACTGCGTGACAACCCTAATGCAGATGCCGCATATATTTTGTCTCGGGGGTTAGGTCAGAGCGAACCTGAAATTGATTTCGTCATTCTTCAACTGCAGATGTTCAGTTACGCCTGACAACCTGCACGTACATTATCAAGGGCTGCCTAAGGGGGCCCTTTTTCGTGGTGGTCAGCGAAGACGCGGACCATAAAGACGAGGTGTGTATGTTCAACCCGGAGCAGGTGCAAGTGTTGGCTGCACGCCGGTTGACGGAACAACAGATAGCGGACGTGTTGGATATTGATTTGCAGGAGCTAGAAAAAAGACCGGGACGTTATTTCCAAGTTCAGGGTGGAAATCAGAAAAGGCAGAGCAAAAGGCGAGGCTGAATTGAGAGGCGTACTTTATCGGCGAGCAAAAGGCGGTGACACCGGCGCATATCAGCAATTACTGAGGCGTGAGAAACAACAGGATGGCGACGAATGAGTAACCGGAACGAAGAGGACATTAGAGCTGATTACTGTGCTGGCATCCTCTCGATCCAAAAGGTTGCAGACAAGCATGGATTAAAGAAATCCACGCTGATTGATTTAGCTGAGAGAAGAGGTTGGGTCCGTAATAAAGCACCGGCCAAAGTCGTTAAAAAAAAACCGACTAATCCGACCAAAAAATACCGACCAAAATGCAAATGGTCGGGTAGATGGTCGGAAAGCTAACCGGTCGGAAATGGTCGATGCTCAAGAACAAACAGCTGAGGTAAAAAAGTTCACTTCCCCGCAAATACAGAATTGGACTTCGACCCTGATGAATATGGCCTCACGTTAAAAGAAGCTGACTTTGTATTCCATTATTTAAAGACTGATAGCCGGGTGGAGGCGTACAGGCTTGCAGGCTATGAAGGTCAGGGAAACACTGCATACGTCGGGGCGAGTCGGCTGTACAGAAAGGATAAGGTTTCAAAAGCCATCAGGGCGCTGAAAAAATCGTGTACGCGAACGTTACTCCGCAGAGCTGGACGAAATCGTTGATCAGCTCGTCGCCATTACCCGAGCAGACCCGAATGAGGTTGCACAGTATCGACGCGTAAATTGCCGGTATTGCTGGGGTGACGAACATTGTTATCAGTGGCGTGATGAAAGTGAATACGACCGCGCAGAACGTAAAGCCACGGCAGACAGTAAACCACCACCGGAATACGGCGGGCTTGGTTTTGTTTCTAACGCAGATCCTAACCCGGATTGCCCACGCTGCAATGGTGAGGGCGAGGGCGAAATAAAAATTGCGGACACGCGTGATCTCGATGGCGATGGTCAGCACTACTACCTTGGCGTGAAACAGACCAAAACTGGCATTGAGGTGTTGACGGAGAGTAAGCAGGCCGCCCGTGCGATGCTGATTAAAATTATCGAGAACCGCAAAGAAAACGACGATGACAGCGTGATGAACGTCATGCCTGTTCCTACCACTGATAATGTTGATGACTGGGAGAAATTCGCCCAAGCACAGCAGGATAAATCGTTAGGCAAATGAAATATAACCTCGTATGGAAGCCCCTTCCAGGGTCGCAGTCGCTCGCTTTAAGTTGCCCCTGCAATGAAATTCTATTCGAAGGCACACGCGGTCCTGGGAAAACAGCGGCGCAATTAGCTCGTTTCCGGCGAAATGTCGGGGTAGGCTACGGATCATTCTGGCGAGGCATTATTTTTGACGTCGAATACAAAAACCTCGCCGACATTATCGTGCAGTCGAAACGTATGTACCGGCCGTTCGGCGATAGGGCACGATTTCTCAGTTCTGGTTCAGAGCTGAAATGGGTGTGGCGCACTGGCGAAGAATTATTATTTCGCTTCGGCAGCACGGAGGATGATTACTGGAATTTCCACGGGCAAGAATTCCCGTTTATCGGCTTCAACGAACTGACCAAACAGCCCACCTCCGAGCTGTACGAAATGATGTTCTCATGCCGCCGCTCGTCATTTTTACCGGAAAATTTCCCCGTCACTATCGACGGAGACGAATACAAGCGAACTGGCATTGTGCGGTTTGTGAAAAAAAACCACCGGCACGCCATTCCGCGTTTTCTGCCAAAAATTCCGCTCGAAACGTTCAGTACGACAAACCCGTATGGCATCGGCCACCGCTGGGTAAAAAAACGTTTCATCGACCCGGTGCCGCGTGGCTCTGTTTTTCGTGATACGCAGTCTGTTTTTAATCCTCAGACGCAGACGGAAGAGCCGATCACGCTCACCCGCGTAGCGCTGCACGGTTCGTATAAAGAAAACCCGTTTCTTGATCCCAGCTACATCGCTGGGATCATGAATATTAAAGACCCGAACATGCGTAAAGCGTGGGTTGAGGGTTCCTGGGACGTCACCAGCGGTGGCCGGTTTGACCATGTTTGGGATAACAGCACGCACGTTATCAAGCCGTTCACCATCCCGCACAGCTGGACGGTTGACCGCTCGCATGACTGGGGCGAATCGAAACCCTTCTCGAATCTATGGTGGGCGCGTGCAGATGGGACCACGGCAACACGGCCAGACGGTTCTACATTCTGCCCGCCTGCAGGTTCGCTCATTTTGATTGGCGAGTGGTACGGCTGCCCGCCGGACGAGATGAACGTGGGCCTGAAAATGTCGTCGACCAATGTTGCCAAAGGCGTGAAATGGGTTGATCAGCGGCTGGCCGGTGAAGACGTTGAACAGCCTGAGGAAACCATCGGAAAAGGGCAGATGAATATTATGCCCGGTATCTGTTCGCGTGTGGCGCCCGGCCTGCTGATGGCGCGATTTATAACACCTCCGATGAAGAGCTTTCCATTGCTGAAAAAATGGAAAAGCAAAGTGTTAACTGGATTGCAGCCAATAAAAGTCCCGGCTCGCGCATCAATGGCGCCGCGCTTTTTTGCGGACATGCTTGAGGCCGTGGTGGAGGGGAAAACCAAGGAATCAGGTATGCCTGAAAACCCTGCTTTCTATGTTTTCGACTACTGCCGGGGGTGGATCAGCCGCGTGCCTACGCTGGTTCGCGACTCGAAGAATCCGGACGACGTGGATACAACGCAGGAAGATCACGACTGGGACGCCACCCGCTACCGTGTTCTCCATTCGCCGTACAAACCTGCCTATTCAATCAAACTGGATACGACATTCTGATGAGTGAAACTTACGACATTGCTTTTGCCCGTCCTGAACACAGGGCGGCAATGCCCCTGTGGAAGATGGCGCGTGACGTGTGCAGCGGCGCCGAGGCGGTTAAACGGGAAGGGCATACCTATTTACCCAAACTCGATCCGACGGACAGGTCCGCACGCAACCGCCACAGAAACGAAGACTACAGGATGCGCGCGGTGTTTTACCCGATCACCTGCAACACGAAAATCGGCATGCTCGGCATGGCCTTCCGTAAAGTGCCTACGATGAATGCTCCGGCAAAGCTGGCCTGTCTGATTGAGAATGCCGACGGTGCCGGTACCAGCATTTATCAGCAGTCTCAGATTGTGCTCGAGAACGTCCTCGAAACGGGGCGTGAAGGCCTGTATGTCGATTATGCCAGCGACGGTGAAAGGCCGATTATCGTGGTCTACCGCACAGAGGACATCATCAACTGGCGCACGCAGACCATCAACGGGCGCACGCGACTGGTGCTGGTGGTGCTTCGGGAGTGCGTCGAGGAGCCGGACGGCTTCGGGTTTAAAGAGCGGGTGCAGTACCGTGAACTGGCGCTGGAAAAAGGCGCGTTCGTTTGCCGGGTATGGAAACGTGCTGGCGTCGAGGATACCGGCGCGTTTTCGATTGTTTCTACTACCATCCCCCGTGCTTTTGCGGCGAATAAGCCGTGGGATGAAATCCCGTTCACCTTTATCGGCGCTCAGAATAACGACCAGACGCTCGACGAGCCGCCGCTGGCTGCACTGGCTGAGATAAACCTCGGACACTACCGCAACAGCGCCGACTATGAGGACAGCGTGTGGTTTTGCGGACAGGTACAGCCGTGGATGTCCGGGCTTGATACCGGCTGGCGCGATCATCTGGAAAAAACGGGCGTTAAGGTCGGTTCCCGCAACCCGCTGATGCTGCCTAAAGATGGCTCCTTTAGTTATGCGCAGGCGCAGCCAAACATGCTGGCAAAAGAGGCGATGGACAGTAAGCGCGATTACATGGTGGCGCTCGGTGCCCGGCTGATTGAACAAAACGCGGTGGTGAAGACCGCCACGCAGGCCGACAGCGAACAAAGTGCTTCGACGTCTCTTCTGAGTATCTGCGTCTCCAACGTTTCCGAGGCTTACACGCGGGCGCTGAACTGGTGCGCACGCTACATCGGCGACAATTCCGGCGGCCTGGGGCTATGCGATTAACCAGGAGTTTATCAGCAAGGTGGCCGATTCCGGCATGATAACCGCTATCGTCAGCG